ATTCTAACATTTTAATCTCCTTTTTCAAGCATTATCCATAATATAAAATATATTAAACCAAATCCACCGAAAATCGCAATGATTCTCCATATGATTGGGTCTATTCCTGTATGATTCCCCAAACCATGGCACACACCACCGATGTATCCACTTTTTGGAAATCTATATAATTTGTTTGTTTTCATAATTTATTTTTTAACCGTCGCACGAAATACAATCTGGGTCTGTTGCCCTTGCTGCAATATCTCCTCGTAAAACACTTTCTGTCCTCATATAATAAAGCGTTTTTATTCCTTCTTTCCAAGCCTCAAAGTGAACTTGGTTTATCCATTTTGGTGTTGCTTGTGATGGAAATGCCAAATTTAAAGAAACTGACTGGTCAATGTATTGTTGTCTAATACCTGCCTGCTTTATCAATTCCAATTGGTTAATTTCCTTAAATGTTTTATAAACATCTTTTACCCAATCAACTTGTTTATTTTGAATAGTATCTTCGGGCATTTCCTGTATGTGCATAAGTTTACCACCCAAAAATCCCCACTTTTCTAATTCATCAATACCCTGCACCGAACCACCATCTTCCAATATCTTATCCCAAGTTTCTTTATTGTTTATACCAATTTTACGCAAAACTTTTTCTAATTCAGGATTTTTACGAATAAATGTTCCCTTTGCAGTTTGCTCCGTAAATACATTCGCTGCCCAAGGTTCAATACCTGCTGAAATATTACCACTCAACTTTGAATTTGATACCGTTGGTGCAATTGCCCTTAAATGGGTGTTTCTCATTTCAGTTCCAACACACCAAAGTGGTTCACCATATTCGTTTGCTAAATCCCTACTTGCCCTTTCACTCTCTATCTTTATTTGCGAAAATATCTTTCTTGTCTCAAATTGAGCAGGTAATCCCTCAAAAGAAATACCCCTTTGTTGTAAATAAGTATGCCATCCCAATACACCCAATCCCAATGCTCTACCTTTTTCAGCAGAACGAACTGAATTTTCAAAACCTCTCATATTTTTTGCTTTTTGAATAAACTCTTCCAATACCCCATCCAAAAACCAAGTAGCAGTGTATATCAAATCAGTATCTTTCCACTCATCGTATTTAGCAAGATTTAGGGATGAAAGACAACACACAAAAGAGTGAGATTCATCCGTATGAAGTGCAATTTCACTACAAATATTCGTCATAAACACTTTTAACCCATTCTTTTTATATGCGTCTGGGTTTTGTTTATTTACATTCCCCTTATACATTATATAAGGTTCTCCTGTTGCTTTTCTTTTTTGTAATAATTTAGACCATTTTCTTCTTGCTTCCTCATTCCCATCTTCTAATTTACGCATAAACTTATCACCAACAATTACACATTGGTGTAGGTTTAACGATTGGCGATTTACATCACCCTTTGGTTCTCTAATTTCCAACCAATCTTCAAAGTCTTTATGTTCAATGTTCAAATTGACGGATGCTGCCCCCCTACGAACTGCTCCCTGATTTGTTGCAAGGATTGTAGAATCAAATATTTTACAAAAAGGAACTACCCCATCAGATGTCCCATTTTGGCTTATTTTAGACCCAGCAGGCCTAATCATATTTACACCAATACCGACACCACCACCATGCTTCGCTAAAAGCATCATTTCAAGATTTTTTTGACCAATCTCTTGGATTGAATCACCAACATCTATACCAAAACAGGAAATAGGTAATCCCCTATCTGTCCCTGTATTTGATAAGACGGGTGTTGCAAGGTTTAGCCAACCCCTCCAAATATAATCAAAAAACTTTGATGCAAGTTGTGGTTTATTTAACCTCCGTGCAACGGCTGTACACACTCGCCAATAAGCATCTTTGGGTTTTTCTCCTGGTAAAACATATCCCTTTGATATTGTTTTAAGATATACTTCGGTATGTCCCCACGATGGATAATCAACCTCTTTTTGCCATCCTAATTCTTCTGCTATTTTATCTGCTACATTCATATTGTTTCTATAATTAAAATATATCACCCCAATCTTCACCTTCACCAGCCTTACTATAATCGGTAGGCCTCATCGCAAAAAAGTCGGTATGTGTATGACCCCCGGTAAGATGATAAAACCACTCCAACTTTGATGAACTTTCTTTATCAACTTCAAAATAAAAGTCCCCTCCGGGCATTGGGTTGTATCCAAGTTCTGCTAGCTTTTCGTTGGCCCTTTGTTTTATAAACTCTTTCAAATCTACTGCATTTAGATTTTCCAAATTACCCATCTCAAACATTTTATCAATGAACTTTAATTCCATCTCTACCATTAATTTGGCAGCGGTTTGGATTTCATCCCTAACACTTTCTAACAAAGTTGGGTATTCTTCGCACATATGTCTAAAAAGTGTACAACCCATTTTAGAATGAAGAGATTCATCCCTTACACTCCATTTCATTTGTTGTCCAATCCCTTTTAGAAGATTTCTCATTTGGAATGAATAAAGAACTGCGAATGATGAATATAAAGAAACACCTTCTGCAAAGGCTGAAAAGATTGCAAGGCTTCTACCCACCTCTTCTCTTGCTTTTGGGTTTTCTTTTAATTGTTCGGGTGTCCAGTCCGCAGATACCTTTGTTAAATATTCAAACTTTTCTTTGATTTCCGGCTCATGCATAAAAGCCTCAAAATCTTCCAACCCAAGTGTTTCATTCAAATAAGAATATGCGGTTGCGTGAATAGTTTCCTGCGAACCAAAACATATTGCCATTTGTTTAATTTCATGTTTTGGAAACCATTTTGTAACCATCCCAGTCCAATAATCAGAAACAGCGCATTCGGTTTGAGCAAAACCTAAAAGAATATTTCCTACAAGATTTTTTTCATGCGGTTTTAAATTTTCTTTCCAATCTTTTACATCTCCCTGCATTGGTATTTCAGTATGTAACCAAAATGCCTGCATTTGTGGCATCCACCCATCATTAAAATAAGCCGGATATTCAAATGGCTTATAAGGTATTCGTTCATCAAACAATCCCATAATATCTCCCTAAAATTTTTGTGTGTAAATATAAATACAAATTAAAACCCAATATCACCCTTCATATCTTTGTATTTTTGCAATAAATTTTTTCGTACCAAAGTTCCACCCTCTTTCATATCTTTTTGCGTATTTTGACCATCTATTGAATTATCATTGTAGATTTCAATTTGCCCATTTGAGAAATTTGCACGAGATGGAAATGTTATACCATCAGGCCCAAATCGGTTTTTAATAACATGCCACCTACCAGTTCCTGCTAACTTATCATCAATTTTCCTACTCAACGAAACTACAAAATCTGCAGTCATTAATTTAGAAAACGAACCTGCAATTGATGTTCCCGTAATTATATCTTGATCTGCACCCGACCTGTTAATCTGCGATGCAGTATATAATGGAACACCATACTCACCTGCCATACCCCTTAAATCTATTACCAACTCTTCCAAAACCTCATATCTTTTTTCTTTTACAGAACCCCGCAACAAATCAGCATAGTCAACCACAATAATATCAGGTTTTTTACCCTGCAATACCAGTCTATCAATATGGGCTTTCAAAGCGTTTATTCCCGCAGTTCCAGATGGAAAATCCTTAATTACCAAATCACCTTTCAATGAAGAAATGGTTTTTTCAACCTCTTCTCTATTGTATTTTAAATTAGGTATAGGTATTCCCGTAAAAACTGCATCAAACCTTTGACCTATCATCGCTTCTGAAAGTTCTAATGTGTAATAAACTACCGTCTTTCCCATCTTAACGGCTGCTGCAGCAACATTTACCAATGACCAGGATTTACCAATGCCAGGCGGTGCAGCAAATATTACCAACTCACCAACACCAAAACCACCCTGCGTAATTTCATCTATTACATCCCAACCAGTTGGAACAGGGTTTCTTGCTAAATCTTCATATCTCTCATTTATCATCAATTTGTATTCATGCCCAATATCAGTTGGTTGCCCAGCCTTCATAGCAGAATCAATTGTTGATTTTATCTTATCATACTTACCCTGCTCTAAAAGTGGGATTGAATCTAAAATAGCCTGTTTAAGGGATTGATTGACACAAAAGTTTAAACTCTCTTCTTTTACATAATCTAAGTCATCGGATTCTAACCCCTGCCAAGCACCCTTTAATGTATCTATAACCGAACTCTTTAGAATATCTCTCTCAATGCCGTTTATCTTCGTTTTAAGAACATCTAATGTTGGTTTGGATTCGTAGGTATCTATGTAATCTAAAATGGTTTTACACAACCACTCAGAGGCTTCTGAGTCAAAGTAGGTGGGTTTTAATATATCAAATATCTGCCTGCTAAATAGCATATCTGATAATAGAGCAGATAATATTTTTGTTTGAAATCCGGTTCCGAATTTTGTTCCAAATTTTTCCATATGATACTAATATACAACTTTATTTGGTTTTTTCAAAGTAATTTTTTAGGATATTATCCAATCCCATAAAACTATTCCGTAACCACGAATCTACATTCGCAAAAGCAGTATATAACTTATCATACATAAACATTTTTTTAAATTCCAGCAAATTCAATTTAGGCTGGTGATTATCCAATATATTTCTAATATTTGATGTTATAGATGTTGATATATCAGGTGATTTCAATTGCATTAAATCATAATTCAATTCTATTGTTTGAATAGAATCTAATAATTTTTTTGATAATTTTTCATCACAATTTTCCTTTATCCCCGCAACAAATCCATTATAATCTAATTCCACCTCATTCAAAAAATCCATTTTACCTAAAATGGTTTTTGTGCCAATACCATTAACACCTTTAATATTATCAGATGTATCCCCCATTATTACACGATACCAAATTAAGTTTTGTGGTATTACACCCCACTCTTCCTTGACAAGGGGTTCATCATACATTACTTTTTTAACGGGCGAATAAACCTTAATTCGTTCATTTACCAATTGTAAAAAATCTTTATCGGATGATAATAGTACTACCTCTTTCTTAAAATAATGATTGGCCATCCAAGCCATCAAATCATCTGCTTCCACATAATCAACTTGTAGAAGCGTTATGGGTAAGTTTTGTAAATATTCATACAAGCGAACAAACTGCTTTTTCATAGATTGCTGTTGGTCCTCTATATCCTCATATCCACTTAATCTATTCAATCGGGTTAATCCCGTTCTACCCCCTTTGTAATCCGCATACACCTTTTTTCTACGATGCGAACCACCCTTACCATCAAACACTATAACTACCCTTGATGGATTTAAATTACGAATAGTGGCTGCGGTGGATAACAGGAAACCCGTTATACCACCACAATGCTCACCATCATCATTAAGAGCTGGGACTGCTCCAAACACTCTGATAAACATATTAAGTCCATCAATTATCAATACCTTATCATTTAGGTTTTGATTTGTTGTTTGCTGATTTCCCAGCTTACTCAATAATTCTTTGTAATTCTTAGTCATCAAAATCAGATAATTCTATGTTGTCAGTATTCGCTTCATCAGATGCTTCCTTATAAGAAAGGATATAAGAATCACAAATTTCGTTGTAGATTTTTTCCTTTATATCAGCACGAGTTTGGAGTAGTTCTGGGAAATTCTTAGCTTGAAACTTTATTTCTTCCCCAGTTTCTTTATCCGCCCAAGTATACCAAGCACCACTTTGATTTGCAAGTTTATACGCCTTCATCATCTCCAACCACGAACCCAAATTATCAATACCACTATCAAAGAAAATATCATAATCTATTGAACGAAGTGGTGGCCCCATTCGGTTTTTAATAACTTGCGCCCGCGTTTTAATACCAACCACCTGGTCAATACCACCAACCTTTGCTTTCAACTGCCCCATCTGCTTCAAACGAATTCTACAACTTGAATGGAATGCGATTGCTTTACCACCGGATGTGGTCCATGGATCTCCAAAACTTACTCCCATTCTCGTTCTTAATTGGTTTGTAAAAATAAGAGTAATTCGCTCTCTACCAATTAAGTTGGTAATTTTACGCATTGCCTTTGAAATGATGATTGCTTTTTGAGTTGCAAATCCGGCCTGGTCATAATCCGCTGATATTTCAACCTTTGTTGATGCACCTGCGACCGAATCCACTACAATAGTAACCAATTTCTTTTTATCGGATTTTCTTACCGAATCAATAATTGAAT